TAGGTAACTCCATAAGTCCCAAGCAAATTTATCTGCATCGCTTGTAACTTCTGATGGATAACCACCTGTTCCAGCTCCAGAACCGCCACCACCATTTTGACCAGGTATAACTTCTTTGCCATTTAAAAATAACTTTTTAGCGTGAATCGTACTATCCTGACCATCTATTCCAATAAAATAAAAATCATTTCCCAAATGAAATTGCTGTCCCCCTGCAATAGCTATTCCAGTACCTTTTTTATTAGAAAAACCAATAACGTTGGTCTTTGGATCATCACCAGTTATGATAAGTGAGTTACCATCTTTTATAACTGGATTTCCGTTTTCATCTCTTAAATCAGGAAAAGGATTTCCTTTCGTACCAATTGTCCCAATATGACTAGAGCCATTCCAAAATTCCATCCCTTTTTTAGTCAATTCCATGATTTTTTTCTTATTGTTCCAAATTTGCAAAGCACCAGCTACTAATTTTAGTACATCGTCTGTTGCATTATTAAAGCTTGTTTGTAAAACATTCGCGTTAATAATGCCCACTTTAATAAAATCAGCAACGATTTCTCCCTTAGAAGTCATAGCAAGTTCGAACGGACCATTCACGCCGTTGGAGGAATAACCCAAACCATTTAAGTTCCAGCGCCACACACGTTTTGCAGTAGCTACTTTGTTTTTGTCCATGATAAGAATTTCAGACGGAGCTTTTTCTGGACGAAAAACGACATGTCCACCACTGTTTCCAGTAATCCATGCCGTTGCATTTAAAACATTTTGTACTAATGTTTCTGTCCGATTATCAATTTTTTGTTTTAGCTCTTGAGTTTGATTGTTTACTGTTGAGGTGTAAAGTGATAAATCATTCCCCAAAACAATATTTTTAAATTTACCTAAAGTCGGAAACCAAGTATATTCCACCATGCGCTCCGTTACTTCAATATCGACTTCTTTTGCTCGCACATGTACTACATCACCAAAATGCAAAGAAGAAAGCTCTTCGTACATGTCTTCATACTCTAAGGTGTGTTCTAATGCTACCATGCTAATAGTATGCGTTACTTTCGGTTCATGAATACGATCTTTATCAAACAATGACTGGCCCCATTTTTTAAGCTCATCAACTGTTTTACATTCCGAATTTTCACGTTTTCCAATTCTTCGGTTACTATCATTTACACCAGCAATTTCTAAAAAACCATACGTGATTGGCTCTTTATCTTGGTCATAATCATTGTCTGGTACACCACCAATAAGAAAAAGACTGTTTATAATTGATTCGTCGTCATAGTCTTCATCTATAGCTTCCAAATTAATTCCAAAATCAATTCTAAAACCATTATTTGCTCCAATTTGTTTTACTAATTTCAAATTAAAGTTATCCATCTCTAATTCTCCACCAGTAACACCTGTTAAATTTTGATTGCCATTGTTAGAACCAATAATTGCATCAATTGGTCCGACTTGTTTTGCTGTAAATTGATGTGTAGTACCGACATTCGACAAATAGTTAAACCGTTGCTTAAACGTTAATGCAGCTTTTAAATTGTTCATGATTTGCGTGCCATTTCCGTTAGCAGTAAATGAATTAATAATGAAATTCTTATTTGCCATAAAACCAATGTGTCTTGCTGTCACTGAAACTGACTGCAGATTTTTTTTAATATTGTAAATCTCAAAATATTGATATGACCCATCTTCAACTTGTGCCTTTAAAAAGTTTCCCTTTTTTAAGTACGAGCGATATTGGCCATCTCTTGCATAGTTACCATAGAATCGATACGCACCATTTAACACACGATTAATTTCTGGTAAATCTTGCCAATCTGGCAAAGCCATTCCGTTATCATTTAAATTTTCAGGAATAGCCGTATATGCATAAATAAAATTTTGTGTCATAAATACGCGCTCCTATTCCAAAACTTAGCTTCTGTGAAATTTCCTGATATATTTAATTTATTTTGACCGGGATTCGTTTTTATCCAACTGCCGCGTGTAAATAGTGGATTTCCTTCTTGTATTGCTTTTCCCTTTTCGGTATCAATAGTGACGATTCCTGATTGTGTACGCAAAATCGTTAGTGAGTTACTACCAATGTTTAACGTAATATCGCCACCTTTTGAATTAATTTCGATATAAGGAAAAGCAATTTCATCACCGTGATCAGTAATTTCAATTGATTTTGTTTTAATCACTTTTGGTTGTTCGTTTACTTTTCTTTTGAACGGTTGACATCTAAATTCAACGTTAAAGGTATAAAAAACACCCCATTCATTTTTGAATGAAGTTGGTTTACTCATTGTACAAATAGCATCTAAATATTTATCTTCATCATTGTGAGTAATAAGTTTACTTTTACCAGTTAACCATCTTTTGACTGCCGCTAAATTTTCATATGGAATAGTTACATCTTCAATTTCATAATCAAAGGGTTCATAATCATTGAACGTTTCATTAAATTCACCACTTCTTCCGATAATCGAATACGTTTCATATCGTTTATTTGGTAAAACCTCTGACAGCTCATTTTCGATAATACACCCCATATCACGAACTGCATTCAAATCTTTCCAAATGAAATTGGGTTCATCAGGATTCATAAAAATCATGTTGGAACACCTCCTAAGTCATAGAAAGCTTGCGCACTTGCTTTATAAAGCTTGCGATTCATTCGATCTAACTCACTCGGATTATTTGCATCTACTTGGCCAATATGAACATGTTGTTCAATAGTGTTACCACCTTTCAAAGCACCACCAATTCCACGAGCTTTTTCTTCTGGTGACAATGGAGTTACTGTTGTCTTGCCGTTTTTAGCGGTTAAAAGTTCAGGACCAGCTTCACCAACAATGGCTTGACCATTTAGAATAGTTCCACCTTCTGCTAAATAAGGGATTTTTCCAATATGAAATCCTTTACCGCCAATTCCTGGCACCCATTTAGGTATTTTTATATTGTTTAATCCACCAATAAATCCATTGATTAACGTAATCATGGCATTGATTGGAGCTTTAGCTACTGCAGCGATACCTTCAAAAATACCACCAAAAATGTCAACAACACCTTGCCACGCTCTTGACCAGTCTCCAGTAAATACTCCCGTTACAAAATCAACGATACCGCCAAAAATACGCTTAATTGCATTTACATAATCGCCAATAATTTTTGCAGCCCCATCCATGGCACCACCAATAAATCCTGTGATGAAATCAAAAGTAGATTTTGTCGTATCTTTCAAAACATTAAATACACCAACCACAATATCTTTAATTACTTTAAAGGAGGTATTGATAAAATCCCTAAACCAACCGATTTTATTATATGCAACTACGATTGCAGCTACCCAAGCGGCAACCGCCGCAATTACTAAACCAATTGGCGACGCAATAAAAGCAATAACTGGAATCAAACTACTAATGGAACTAGCAAGTGTTCCTAAAACTACTAATACTGGACCGATAGCAGCCACAACACCAGCTATTTTCAGTATGGTTTGCTTTTGACTATCTGTTAAACTTCCAAACCATTCTGAAACTTTTTTTATTGCATCCGTTGCAGCTTGAAATGCTGGTAATAATGCTATTTGTACTTGTTCTCCAAGTTCACCCATTGCTATTTTAAATTGATTTTGTGCCAACTTTGCTTGGTCAATTGGATCAAGAATATCACTAAACGTCTGATCCACAGTGCCAGCTGCGTTTTTTGCTGAATCTGCTAAACCATCCATTGACAACGCTCCGCTATCAATAGCTTCTACCATTTTTGAAGCAGCTTTAGTTCCAAAAACTTCACTAGCAATAGTGAGTTTTTCTTGTTCAGTTGTGGCCCCTTTAATAGATTCAATAGTTCCGCTAAGCCCTTCTTGCATGGTTTTATTATCTTTCGCATATACGACACTAGCTTTTGCCAAATAGCCAAGAGTTCCTGCTGAATCAATACCAGCTTTTTCCATTTGACCTATTAACATAGTTGATTCAGAAAAACCAAGTCCCATAGCTTTGAGTTGGGGCGCACCTCTATTTACTGCATCAAATAACTGATCTACCCCTACTCCAGTATCTTGGCTAGTTTTAGATACTGAATCTAAAATCATTGGCAAATCCTCAATAGACAACCTAAAAAGGTCCATTGATTTTTTTGCATTGATAGTTGATTGAGAAACATCTGATCCATTAATTTCTGAAAATTTAAGCATTCGGCCTGTTGTATCTTCCAATTGCTTATCCATTAAGCCAAATTGAGTATTTACTTCACCAATACCAGTTGATATATCTTGCATATCCGCGGGTATTTGACCTGCTACTGTTTTAAAACTGGCTTGTAAAGATTCTAGCTGACTACCAGTAGCTCCTGTTGCTGTTGTTATATTATCCAAATATTCATCTAATTCTTTGAATGCGGCAATAGAAGCAGCACCAATTCCCATAATTGGTGCTGTTAATCCAACAGACAGTTTTTGCCCAACTGATTTAATTTTGTCTCCAGCTTTTTCAATTTTGGCTAGTTTTTCAGCTGTTTTTATTGATAAATTACCTTGCTCTTTCAAAGCTTCATTGGTACTTTGCAATGCAGAACGCAGTTTATTTTCACCTGTTTCGGATTCCAATAAACGCTTATACAGCTTTTGTGATTGCTCTGAATATTCACCAGTTTCTTTTACTGATTTTTCGTATTCCTCACGTAATAATTTTGTTCTTTGTTCAGCTAAAGATAATTGTTTTTCTAATTTTTTCTTTGTAGCTGTTAATTTTTCAGTTTGAGTTGCATTTTTATCCATTGCGGATACCTGGTTTTTGTACTCGGTAGCCGCTAAGTTCATTTCTTTATTAATGTCTTTAATTGTTCGTGAATAGTTTATTTCTCCATTCATCTTAAAATTTAAGACAACATCGGATTCTTGTTTTGACACGTTAGCGCTCCTTTCCTACCACCAAGGACTTTTATCCATTGTCACACTTCTGGGTGGTTCAAACTCCGTATTACTTACTAACCACTGAATATATGACTTAAGCCACAAGTTGGGAGTTGCTTTTAAAAAGAAGTCCTCACTCCATCCCAAAAGAGTGAGAGCTACATATAAATAAAAAGCCCACGGCGTTCCTATTTCCGTTGAGGCTTTTTCTTTTTGTTTTTCCTTTTTTTCGGAGTTTGATAATCTTGTGGCTTCTTGGATTTTTTTAAGTCTTCAACTTGAAAATTCTGCTTTGCAAATATTTCCATACATGCACCATAAATTTCAACAATTGTGGCACTCATACCTAAAAACTTAAAAATGGTTTCTGGCGTTTCTTCCAATCCACCAGTTCTTAGCATGCCGTAAATCAATGCACGCATAATTTTTAAATCAGAAGCTGATAAATCTTTTGATGAAATACGACCACCACTCTTGTTAATCATTTCATTCATATCTGCTTCAAATTTTGAATAGTCATCATCATAAACATCAGCAATATACTCCATTGTTTCCATCGTTAACAAAATGGGAAACTGATGCCCTTGAATAGTAACTGTGGGTGTATCTGAAATAACAATCCCATAATCCGCTAATTTTGCCATTATTCACTGCCACCTCCACGTGAAGGACCTGCTAGTTTCTTCCATTGTTCTTCGTCATAAACAGGTTGTGCGATAAATTTTTCAAATAGTTCTATTGAAGCACTATCCCGATTAGAATCAAAACTTGAATACATAACATTATTGTATGTTAAACCAGTTGAAACAAAGTTAGCAGTTACATCATCAATTTTGGTTTCATCTTCTGCAGTAGTGTATTCTTCATCAATAACATTTGATAACTGCGTTTTAGGATACCAAACAGCTTTTTTTCCACCATTTTCAATATTTCCGATAAACCCAAAGGCAAAATAAGGAAATTCTCGCGCAGTGTTTTTACCAAAAGTCACTCCACTTTGAGCGATTAATCCTTTTATTTCATCCATCACCGCAATAGGAATGCCCACATGATCTAGCGCAATTTCATGTTTCGTTTCACGACTTACGCGTCGGAACATTTTACTTGATGCCCATTTTTCTAAAGCTGTTCCATTTCCTTTAATTCCCAATTTTGTGGCTATTGGCAAACGAACAACCTCGCCAAATGCTGGTTCTGTACCTACTGCATCTTTTGTGGTCATCATGGCAATTAAGATGTCATCTAAGCCTTCAAAATAATACACATCTTGTTTTCCCAATTTACTCATCCTTTCCATAAATCTAATATTTGTTGAGTCATAATTTTTTCAATTTGATCTTTATTTTGTTCAAATGTTCCACTGGCAAAATGTTGCGCTTTTTGATTTACTGTTCCATTTTCAGCGAATCGCCAATAAAAAGCTGTATCTTCAAAAGCTACTTGTACTTCATTATCTTTAATATTTACTTTCACTTGATCAACCATGTGCTTCTTTTTTAGAAGCGATTTAGGTATATTGGGTAGTAATTTTTCCATATAAAAATTAGCTGCAGCGGTTAATGATTCTATTGATAATTTTGTCGCATCTACTTGCGAAAGCTTTCCTAAATAGTCTGCCATATCTGCAAAACCATTATTATTTTCCATCTTCAATACACCTCACATATGTGTAAAAATTTGTCACCGTATCATCATTTTCATCGCCTTGAATGCCTACAAAATCAGTGTAAGGAATACCAGCTTCCTCCAATGCATTTTCTAAAGCAATTAAATCCTTTTCAGTACCTGTTGTATAAAAAGAGATTTGATAGTAGGGCATTCGTCTATGCACTTTAGACGATGCCATTTTTTTACCTTGACTAACATTTGAATAAACAATATATGGATAGTCCGTTCCTTTTTCCGCTTTATCACGTGTCACAGGTACGCCTACTGATTTCAGAGTTATTCTCAATTTTTCAAAACTAATCGACATAAGCCAAACTCAACTCCATTTCTCGTTTATCCATATTTGTGTAAATACGAGTGATTTTATAGGTCACAGAATCGATTCTAACAGCGCTAAACTTTTCTGTGATAGATTTATCCAATCTCACTTTAATCCGTCTGACAACGTCTGTTTTGGCTTGCTGTGAAAGATATTTTTCTTGTGCAGTTACTCCAATATCTTCGTACCATAAAAGCCTATTAAGTTTATAGGTCGTAACTACTTTATCGTTCGAATCTGTTTCTTCTTTTACATTTAGCAAGTCCGCTTTCCATCGAAACCTATTCGTCTGCCTCTTCGGCATGTTGAATCACTCCTTGGATGATAAATGGCGTGATCGCATTCAACGCCTTATCTAATTCATCTTCTGAAACACGATATTCATAAGCAATACCAGCAACCATCAAAATTAAATATTCTTCTTGCCCTCCAGTTGCAGTTTTTACATAATTTTTTGCCATATTTAAATAAAAAGAGAGCATGGAATCATCCATCCCCTCTTCAAAATGAATATGTGCTTTGAATTTTTCTTCTAAAGATAATGTTTCAGCTTCGTTATTCACATTAACCACCTACTGGTTTTGTAATTTCATAACGATAAACAGCTGGCTCGAATGGTGAGTAAACTAATTGGCCATCTAACAAGTTGTAAATTTGGAACCCAACTTGATTTTTTCCAGAGAATTTTTCAACCAATTTTTGAATTTCTAACGCTCCAATAACTTCTTGAATTTTGAAAGCAGAAAAATCACCAAAATATAATACTGGTGTATCTGGTTCACCTTTTTTATCTGCTGCATCGGTCCAATCAACTGGATAACCAACTAATTGATAACCAATACCACCTTCTGCTTGCGTGAATGGTCGTAACAATGGGAATCCATCATCTGTTTTCATTTTTTCAATAGCAGTTAAAGCTGCACGATTAATAATAAAACGACCTTTTTTCATTACTTCTGTTACTGGTGTATTTTTAAATTCAATCAATGCATCATATAATTTTTGACCAGCACCTGCAGCTGTTAAATCTACAGTTTTTTCAAATGCAACAGCTTTTTTAGCTAAAGCTCCTGGGTTTTCATTTCCTGCATCGTCGCCATTAAACATATAATTAATTTCTTTGCGAACATATGCTTTTTTCAATTCTTCTACAACAATATCTTCTACTGGCACACCAGACATTTTTAATAGTTTTTTCGTTACAGTTGCCAATGCATCAAATTCTGCTGGATCAAGTAAAATTTCGTCAAATTGAATCGCTGTTTCAGCAATATCTGTCGTACGTTCTTTTTTGTTTACATTAGCCTCTGCTTTTTTCACAAGAATTGGATATTTCACATCGCCAGCCGTGCGAATCACTGTTCCGTATTTACGCAATAAGTTTTCTTCTTGAGCATAAGAAATCACTTCGGATGCAATTACTTCTGGTACTGTCACTGAACCATTGCCTGTTTCAATACCTAATGCACGTGCTTCACTTTCTGAAATATTACCAATAACAAAATCAGCAAATGCTTTACGAATTTGTTTTTCACGTTGTTCATTAGACATCGCATTTCTAGCCTCCATTCCTTCATGAATTGTGCGTAACAAGCCATCACGCTGTTCTTGGCTAATCATGCCGCCACGATTTTCTTCGTTTTTATCATCGTTGTTTCCGTTCGTATCTTTCTCACGATCTTCTTTATTTTCATCATCAGTATTATCAGATTTAGCGGTTCCGTCATCGCCTTCACCATCACCAGATTCTGAATTATCATCCCCTAATTCAGCTTTAATGGCTTTTAATTCATCGATTAAACCATCAATTTCTTCATTAACTGAATCTAAATCTACTTCACGCACTTCTCCAGATTCAATTTTGCCTTGTAAATCACTTAATCGTTTCTCGTGACGAGCTTGTAATTGACGCAATAATTCTTTGTTCATAATAAATTCCTCCTACGCTTCAAGCGCTGTTTTGATTTTTTCAATTAATTTTTTTCTAGTTTTAATATCTTGCTTCATTTCTTGTTTGTTTCTTGATAGTGCTGCTTCTGTATCTTCATAAGCAGGTAAAGAAACAATAGAAACTTCATACAATTCGACTTCATGGATAGTTCTTAAAACTGGGTCTGAACTATAATCCCAAGTTTCTTCCGTTGGATAAAAACCAAAGCTACACTGATTAATGTCCCCACGTGACATTGATTGAATCAAGTCATTGGCAACGGTTGTATTGGGCAACTCAACTTCAAATCGTAGTCCCTTATCATCTTCTTCAAGTTTCAAAGTTCCACTTCTTGTGCGCCCTAATACTTTGCCCCAGTCATGATCGAATAAACAACGAACATCAGAATTTGACAAAGCACGACTGAAAGCTCCAGGCTTAATCACTTCATTTAGGCCTTCCCATAATTCTGTTGGACTATTAAACACCGCCGCATAACCAGTAACAATCTGTGTTTGACTATCTTCTTCGCTTCTTGTTTTAAGGTTTGTGATGTCAAATGTCCGAATTTCCTGTTTCTTCATTCTTACCACCTCCCTTCAAGTCATCCTCTGTTGTCAATGAGTTATCGGTAGCATTCTTTTTGCCGATTTCCGTTAAATCATTTGAAATATAGACGGCTTGTGTTGCTTCAGTATTTTGTCTAGGAAAACCAAGCATTTCTGCCACATTATCAGGACTGGTAATACCAGTTCGAACAATGTTGTACCCAATATTTGTTTTGGTGGAATAAGGTACAAAGTCCAAAATATTAATTTTCCATTCCACTCGATAACCAGAATTAGGCATAAAAAAAAGAGCCGAGTAATGCTCGCTCTTATTTTTTAATATTGGTTTAATTGCTTTGTTGTGCAGATACATCATTGCTTTTTCAATATCTGTTCTCATTAATGCTTGATAAGTATTTACATCTATTCCTAAAAATTTTCCTAGGTCTTTTTTGTAAACACCCAAATAATTAAGAATAGCTGCATCATCAATTGGGCTTTTTAAAGTATCAATTGAGTATCCTTTGCCCAAAGGAATCATTTTAACTGAATGACTATCATTATCTTGCGTTTCTTCCAACTGATTTAAAATAGCTTTTACTATCTTTTGTTGAGCGCTGTTATTTGGATTGATATGCGCATCCAGCTTTAACAAGAAAGCGAGCAAGCCGCCTTTCTTATATTTTTCTGTCAAAACCTTTTCAGCACTTAAAACACCTTCTAGTGTGCTTTTTGCAAGATCAATAATTCCAGCACCTTTTAAGGAATCCACACCAATATTTTTTATATGACGAATCATACTCCCTGGTATTGGTTGGCCATTCATTGAAAATTTTTCAATCAAACGATCATCTAATTTCGTTTGAACACCATATCCCAAATGTAACTGGTCATTATCTGTAATAGGAAAAGCTTCTCCATTGATTAACAATGTATTTGTTTCAAGCTTTGCAAATTCAAAACCAGTTAAATAATCATTAGGATTTTTCAATATGTTTAACAAGAAATGATTTTTCACTTCCTCGCCATCAGGCCCAATTACTACTGGTTCTGCTAGTGCAACTTGATTAGAAATATCTTGTACCAATTCATAAACATCAGACGATTCCATAATAGAAGAATCGTTAACAAAACGTTGTGAATATCTTGTTACATTGCCATAAATATCTTCAATCCAGCCACGCTTTTCCAAAAATCCATAGACTGCATTTGAAAGTCTATCTCTTAGCTTCAAAATCTCACCGCCTCTCTATTATCGATAGATAGAATCTAAATATTCATCCATATCATCTTCGTTGACATCAATCATTTGATCCATTGTTTCCTTATGCGCACAAAGGAAAGCAACAAATCCATCAATCTTTCTCTTTGACTGGTTTTTACTTGGTACTTTACGGCCTTGAAAATCCATTTTGACAACCACATTTAAAGCGCAATACAAAAATAAAGGATTATCAAACATAATCCTTTGCTCATAAAATAATCGCTCGGCATCTTCAAGCGGCGAGTTCAATACTCTTGCGTACTGATCAACTTGCACACATTCCAAGCCTAAATTTTCCAATTTTTCAACTAATCGGTCACTCATCGCTGGATCATAATTGACTTGTTGAACATCATAAAAATCCATGCAATCTTCAATAAAATGAAATATTTGTTCTTGATCAATTAACTTACCATCGCAAAATTCAACAAATCCTTGTTCTGCTAATTCAGAATATGGCACATTATCTTCCTTTTCTCGAAAATCAATATTTTCACTAGGAATAAAATATAATTGTTTTACTTTGAGTATCGCTTTTCCTTCGGCATCCCATGTAGGAAAATTTAATGATACACAAGTTAAATCTCGACTTTTAGATAAGTCCAAACCAATCCAACATGGCTCACCACTTAAGTTACCTAATTCATTTGTGGGAACCAAACACGGTTCCACTTGATCTTGTTCAAAGAAATTATCTGCACCATTCACAAACACATCTAAATGCTTCGTTAAAAATTCAGCTTTCGAGTGAGCGGAACGTTGCGCAGTTTTAAAGGCTGATTCTAAAGCAGACAAATCAACAGATATTCCCCAGTTAGGATTGCACATTTCCCAAACTTTTCTATCTGTCCAATCGTATCCCTTATTTGGTTCATAAATCAAAACAAAGTTTGAATCATTATCATCGCGCTTCAAGACTTCTTTTGCTTCTTTATAAACACGAATACCAACCGAACTACTTCCTTTACCAGCTGTAGAAATATTAAACATTAACGGCTGTGGCAATGAAATTTGTGCAGATTTAAAGTTATCGTACTGTTCCATTTTCTCTTGTTTATGCAGCTCATCATTTAAAACAAAATATGGATTGGAACCTTCTATGTTATCAATGTTTTTTGTCTGAACAATAAACTTATTTGTATAAGCCATATCTCCATGTAAATAGTCATACGTAATACTTGAAACGGTGCCTTTTGGACCTTTAAATATTTTAGTCCCATCTAATAGCACTGGATTATTTAGGATAGTAGCGGCAAAAGGCTTAGCAGCATACTGGGCTTGCGCAAAATCAGAAGCACATGCATAGCAATCGACAGATAAGGCACCTTCGCCATACATAGCATATCCCAACGCCCCTACGGCTATTAATGTTTTCCCATTTTTCTTTGGTATTTGTACGTATGCCTCACGAGTAACACGGACTACTTGCCCTTTTTCATTTTCTTTTACCCAGCCATAAATCCAAGAATAAATGAATTTTTCCCATGGCTCTAAAAGAAATGGTTTACCTACCATATCGCCTTTTGTATGAACAATAAAAGATTCTACCCAGTCCATCATTTCATTTGCACGATCAACATCAAACCAAATATCTTTTCGTTTCTTCCATCGATACCAACGATCTATTGCTAAACGAACCGTTTTCGGATATTTCTTAGGATGTTTTCGAACTTCTTTCGCAAATAAATCAGCATAATTTACACCAGGTTCAATCATGTTTCATTCCCTGCCTTTTTACGCCATTTTTTCCGATGTTCTGCCAATTCATTTACAGGCTTTTCTTCTGGCCGTTTCATTTCTTCATCTGCTCTAGCTGTTGAACCACCAGTAATTTGTCTGCCTGTTTTTGACTTATTGGTCAATCCTAATAAATCCAATGCTTTCATTTTTTTATCGGCCCAAACTTCGACTTGTTGCGCTAGTGGATGCTTGCTATTGTTAGTAGCTCCAGCCTTGTTTGTTGTTTTTTGGGTTTCGGGAAATCCTTTTTCTTTCCACAGCATGTATTTGTATTGGTAAACTTCAAAAATATCCAAGTATGATTCAATCAATGGATCAAGAGTAATAGTGTATAAATCAGACTTGCGCATAATTTCTAAAATTCGCGTTTTTTCGTGATTAACTTTTTCATCAATAATCGCTTTGCGTTGCGCTTTTGTGGTCATTTTTTATACACCCCCCTTTTATTTTTAAAATTTTTGACCTAACGACACGCGTGACTGCCCCCTACCCTATCCCCCGACAAAAAATTTGAATCGAATTTGATAGGGGGGCTTCATTTTTTAAAATAAGATGGAAAAACTTTTTTCTCATCCGCTTCATTTTCCTCAATCACATGACACTTTGGACACAATAAACGAATATTGTTTGGATCAAGTTTGAGCATTTCGTTCTTCTTGATTGGTATTATATGATGCCGATGTGCTTGCCTTCCAAACACAAAACGACCACACCTTTGACAACAGCCGTTTTCTCTTTCATAGACAAAGTCAGCGACATCTTGCCATGCTTTTGTTCGATAAAATGATTTGTTGTCATGATGATAAACATTGCTTGGTTTTTTCTTTTTTCTAGACTTCCTAGCATGTTCGGAACAATAAGCCCCTTTTTCTGTTGTATTAGAGCAACCTTCAAACTGACAATAGCGCATTATTCAGATTCTTTAATAATATTGAGAATTTCACCTTTTGCACGTACAGCACTTGGAATCTCAATACCTTTTCGTTTTGCATATTCACGCAATTCTTTTACATTCATTTCTTCTAATACAACAGATTCATCATCAGACGAAACAAGCTCATCTTGTTCATCATCATCATCAGCACTTGCAGTTGTTAATAATCGTTCGCCTTTAATCCCATCAGTATCAATCGTTACATTCCCAACAGTAATTGGTAAACCACCAACATATAAATCAGCTTCTTTACTTAGCATTGATTCAGGATTTTCAGTAACTTCAAAATCAGGTTCTTGACCTTTAGGTACAAACACATTTCTTTTTTCTTCGGTATCCCAATACTCTGAACCAGATGCTGAACTTCTAATTAATACACGCATTGTCTTACTTATCCCCTTTCAAAATGAAAACTCTACTACACTTAAAACAAAAAGGACTGCATATAAATGCAGTCCTCGTGAAAGGTAGTAGCGCCAATTTGTTTGTCCGAACATTTATTGACGATCTATTTTATTTAAGCAGCTTATGCCACTTACTGGAACAATAGGATTCGAACCTATACCAACGGTTTTGGAGACCGCTGCTCTGCCGATTAAGCTATGCTCCATTAACTCTCGCAAACCTGTAGAAAAAAGAGAGAGGAAATTCACCTCACTTCTTCAGTTTTATAATTTGTGGTTTGCGAGAGAATCTAAATGAGATCACAAGCGACTAAACGAAGAAAGTAGAATTTTTTTACTTCCTTGTAATCTCAAATCAAAAAAATAAGTAGGCAATCGTTCCGTTAATGTATTTGTGTAAGTGTGTCGCATTTCTTATTTTTTTGACACTATCATAATAACTCGTTTAGAAGGTATATGAAGTGTAGATAAAGTGTATAAAAGAGGTATAAAAAGTGTAATAAATGGCTACTTAAAAGCAACAAGTTCCAGTGCCGAAGCAAATTGAACAATAATCATATTAGATTCTTGTTTCACTGATTCTTCACTGATACAGTTTCGTTGCGCTGCTAGATAGATTGGATTACCGTTGATGTATCGATCATAGAAGATTCTTTTTCTTCGCTCGGTAACATCTGGTTTGTGCGGATGCTGAATCGCAGAATAACCTCTAACAAAAAGCTTATGAAGATAATCAAACTCTTCTTGAGCTTCTTCTTTCTGTATTAACATTTGCTCGGCTTCGAAAACGTTATTGGCCGTTGATGGTGGAACCAAAGAGAATGAAGCTGTTACTTTTGGTTCCCTCGGCTGGCCAACACGACATCTAGCAGCAAGATAGGCAGATAGGAACACACTGACGTTATGTTTAGTTTGTTCCATGTCTACATCCTTTGCATCTGGTGTTTCATATTTCTTTACGTCAAAAAGTACCATCCCTTGATTCCCCCGTTTGTGGTATAATATTCGTGTCGAGAATATTACCAACAGTCGGAGGAATCCGGCTTTTTTTATTGGCAGCTTTCTTTACTCATGATAAAATATTTTTATTGTGAACAATGTTTGGGGCAAAGTAACCTCACATATCACAAGCTACCACTTTTCTGGTAAAATATTCTTCTTAGTCAGCCAGTGGTCGGCTGGCTTTTTTTATATTTCTCTATCTAAAATATTTTTGTTAAGGTTTCTTTATATTTACATTTTGCAACCGACATTACTAACATTTCGTGTTACTCTTAAATAGTGACAGAAAGTAGGTGTTCGTATGAATACTAATTTTTATCCCGTCAAAGTTTATAGCTTGAACTATCGGCTGTATTCTTCACGTATTAAAGCAAATCTACCGCAAAAAGTTACTCCTCTCAATTTTTTGATTCCACATTTTTACGCCGTATTAAATTTAAAAGAACTAAGAAACATTGAACTATGTTTATCGATATTAGATATTGACATTGAAAAATTCAGTACCCTCGTTCAAGCAAACGACAGGTGCAATGAACTAATGTACAATTGATTTAAACAGCCATTCGTGGCTGTTTTTTTGTTGTAATCGATCTACCATACTTCTATTTTTGGAATCATCTTCTTAACTCGCTTTCTAAACAGAAACTTATATCGCAATCACAGCTAGATGCTGAAAGACTAGGTCATGGCACACTATCCGGCATGCTCGCTAGCTGCCCTCTATATTTTTATATCTTGGAACCGCCTATTCAAAGATATAAAAGTAGAAGCTGAGCTGAGTTATTTGCTTGATGTTTCGGTGGTAAGAGAAGAAACCCCTCACCTCCTTCTATAATTTATTTTTTCGAAGGCATCTTTCAGCATCTAGTTGTGATTGCGATATGTTTTTATCTGTATTGTTTGTAAATATATTTTTTTGCTTCTTTTGTTCGTTTTTCATAAGGTACAGCAGGACAATATATATTGTTTATCTTTAAAAATTTACTAAGTGATTTTTCATCTATATTGAGAGTTTTTGCTATTTGTGGTCTATAATAACCTTTCTTAATCAATTCAAGTATCTCTTCTTTTCTTGGCGTTATTGGTCGTATCAAAGTCAAACCGAGAAATGCTCTTCTAGATTTAACTGCTTCAGTAGTTCTATTTAATGCTAACGCTAAATCATTTGTTGATATGGACCTGTAGTTTCTACGTAGAAAATCATCTTCTTTTTTAGACCAACGACGCTTTAAATAACGCACTTCTGGGTCTTTTTTTCTCAATTCTGTTAGCCTCATACAAACAGCACCAAAGCTTCTACCTAAAAAATCAGCAGCTTCTTCTACTAAAGTGTCGCCTTCAAAAACAAAATATTCTAAATAAATGTCGTCATCTTCTGTCCATTTTTTAGCCATGTATTGATTCACCTCGTTTAAGCTAACTGCATTAATGCGCCCATCATTTTTTCATCGTCTTTTCTTTGTAACTCGTCCAATACGTGTGCATAAGTTTCTTGTGTAACACCTATATTCGCATGACCAAGACGAGCAGAAATACTATGAATCGATACTCCAGCAGCAAGCAATACACTTGCATGCGTGTGACGTAATCCATGTAAACTGATAGGTGTTATTCCTAAGTGTTTGCATTCGCTAACTAGAAAATGGTTGTAAGTTGAATTGAATTGTCTTTTATAAGAACCATCTTCAAATTTTTCAACGAAAATCGGTTCATTTGCTGGCAAATCTTTAATCACTAGTTGAAACTGACCAACAATTTGAAAATCTATGCTGATTGTTCGTTCTGAACTCGTTGTTTTCGTACTCTTAAAGCCGCCTTGGGTGCTTTTGTAGTTCCATGTCTTGTTTACTCTTAGTGTGCGAGCCGACCAATCAAAATCCGCTGGCGTTAAAGCTAATGCTTCGGCGTAACGCAGACCCGTTTTTGCTATAATTAAAATAAACCAGTCAATACTAATTTCGGGACTTAAGTCCAATGAACTTATAAGCTTTCTTAGTTCTTCTTTCTGTAGAAATTTTTTCTTTTTCTTTCGAACTGGTGGACGTCCTTTTATTACTGCTTTATACGTTGGATCTCTTTCTATCAACCCATCATGGAAAATGTCTTGGATGCATGATTTCACTTGATGGTGGAAGTCCATTGTTGTTTGTCGCTCGTGTGTTTTTGCGTACTCGTTCAACACATTCTGATAGGCACGTCTGTCTAAATCCTTTATTTTTAACGACGGTATTGTTTGTAAAATAAAATCTAACGCATAGTAATACTTATTGACTGATATTTCTGCAATTGCTCCTTCTTTGTAAGTTGCAATCCATTCAGCAAAATAACTGGCAAAGGTTCTCTCTGTTTGTTTTGAATTTTTAGCCATTTCCGAACACCTCTTTTGTTGCTTGAATTAACACTCCTGATTCATCAGTATCAACGACTAACTCATCTAGCATTGAGACAAGTTCTTTTTCTGCTTTAGCTAGCTCTTCATTCGTTTTTCTTATATCTGCTAATAACTCGAATGGATTGATTGGCTCTTCTTCTTCGAATGTGTCTACAAATCTTGGTATATTCAAGTTAAAGTCATTTTCTGTTATTTCATCATAGCTAGCTAAATGAGCATATTTCTCGATGTCTTTTCGTTCTTTATATGTGTGAATAATTTTATTGATGTGATCGTCTGATAAAGAGTTTTGATTTTTTCCTTTATCAAATTCTTTGCTAGAATCAATAAACATGACATCACGTGTTTGTCTATTTTTCTTTAAAACAATTATTACCGTTGGTATTGACGTGCCAAAGAATAAGTTAGCAGGCAATCCAATAACTGCATCAATACTGCCATCTTCTAATAATTTTTTACGAATAACACCTTCAGCGGCACCACGGAAAAGAACACCGTGCGGCAAGACAACTGCCATTGTCCCCGAATCTTTTAAACGATAAAAACCATGTAGCAAGAATGCAAAATCTGCTTTTGTTTTTGGTGCTAACTTTTCGTAATGACTAAACCTTGGATCATCGAGCAACGTTGGACTAGCATCCCATTTTGCTGAGTAGGGCGGATTCGAAATCACAGCACCTACCTTTTCAATTGCTAATTCTTCGTTTATTTCTGTTAATTCGTAATCTGAAATTTTATATACTTTTTTTGTCACGCCACTTAGGCTATCACCGTGAATCACTTGAGCTTTCATCCCCCTAATCATTAAATTAAATAGTAAGAATGGTACTGCTCTATCTGATAGCTCTTCGCAAAGATACTCGTTATTTGTTGGTTGTCCATCGTTCCACCATTTTTTTATCGTTAATCCGCCAGTACCTGCTGCGACATCTAACGTTGACTCTGAATGGCCTAAAATCAGTGACAACACTTTTCCAACTGAGTTTGGCGTGAAGTCTTGTTTCTTTTGCTTTCGATCAGCATGTTCTTCTTGAAAATATTCGTGAAACCAATCGAAGCTTAAATCTGTTTCGATGGCTAGAAATTTTTCAAACAGTTTTCTAACAGCATCTTTATTTTTCAATATATTCATGAGCGCTTCTGGCGCTTTGTAGGCATCGTCAACACCTAATAGTTCATTTATTTTTTGTGTTGTTAGTTCCATAATTTCAAAGGAGTAAAGAATTCTTTGTGGTCGACCAAACCTCCACTCCCTTCTATAAATTCACTGGCTCTTTTTTATAACCAGCATCAATCAAAATTCCCTCAATTACATAAAGATCCGTTTTCTGCTTCAAGCTAGCCTTAAATTTCTTAGCAATATTTCTAGCTGTTTCTAAAGAAACGACTTCATATGTTTTAGCCAGTGCATCCGCAATAATTGCGGATGTTGGCGTATAATAAATCTCAAGCAAAATGAACACTCACTTTCTACGAGATTATTATTCGATTTCTTCTTCATCATCTTCAACTGTCTTTTCAGGGAAAATGATGTTCTCTTTATTTTTGCTCCAAGAATCTGCAAGCGGTGCAAAATGTTGGCGTGCAAGTTCAACTTGGTTGATTAGATTTTCAACTGAAACATCATGATCAGCTGCAATTTCTTCTAAGGCTTCCCCTTCATCGATTCGATGCAACACGCCACGAACGTTGATTGTTACTGATTCTGGCCATTCGATTGCTGTTGCCTTCTTGATGAATTCGTCAATGGTTTCTTTCGATACTTGCACAGCAACTTCTTCAACTTCTTGCACATCATCGCCCATTTCTAAAGAAGTTTGTTCTTCTTTTAGAACTTCAACTGTTCCGTCGTTATTCACAATATATTCGACATTCGGTTTATTGGTCTGCTTGTTAACTGGTACCTTGTATTCTACTGTTTCTGGCTCAATGGTCGTTGATACTGTTTTACCTAAAAATTCGTTTAAACTTTCATATTTCCCTTTTAATGAAGCGTTGCTAACCACTAATAGCACTTCGATATTTCCGTTTGATTTAGATGTCACTTTTTTCACTTCTGGTCTGAAATTTACTTGTTTTGTCATTTTATTTTCCTACTTTCGTTTAATAATTAGTTGCATCTTTCCATTCGTAATCGAAATTATCGGTTATGAATGGTCTTTTTTCGTTTAAAGGCTTAGTTACACCTTGAGTGATCACTTTAAAATCTCTAGCACGAACAACAATCGCTTCAACTGGATGACCATATCGAAGGGCAAATAGACGAAAACGAAGCTTAACGGATTGGTCAATACCATACACGCCAAAAGAGTTTTTAATATCAATGACATGTCTCCAACTCCCATCTAAGTTTTTTATGATGAAGTCAGGTGAATAAGCTATCGCCGAAATTTTGCCTATACCATCCGCAGTTGGTGTAAGTTCGGTTAGTCTAAAACGCGGATGAACTTCAAAAGGTAACCCACAATTTTTGACAAACTTTGTATAAAAGTTAGCTTCCTTCTGGCTATCAAATGTGTAACCATCAATTGTGACTTTGTTTCCTCGCTTATTCAGGGCTGTTGGTGATTGCATTGTTTTAACTCCCTTTCCTTGGTCGCAGTTTCCGCTCGAACTGCTTTTCCATCTTTGTTGCATTCAGGACATGGAATAGGTGTTGCATAATTAAATCTGTCTTTGCCCCAAATCACGCGCTGATCTTGACATCTAACACACTTCATTCTTATTTAGCCCCTTTCATCCAGGCTTGATTACTTTTGGTAGCTTTTTCGGTCGGTTCCTTCTTATCAATCCGTTTAATAGATTTCCCTATATGTTTCTTTGGTTTTTCTGGTATTATAATGGCTTCCTTTACTTCTGAAACGGTTCCGCCAGATACGATTGTTGCAATAGCTGCTGTCTCTTTTTGCTCAAATAGCACAGCATCTTTTAAATTGGCTACAGGTCGACCATCTTTGCCAAGATAGGCTGAAATTTTCACTACATACGGCATTGAATGATTCCCCTTTCTATCGATTTGTTTTTAAGGCTTTAAAATGCGTTTTAATCCGTTTTTCTTTCTTTGTATCTATTTATATTCACTTGATTGTAAAACCGCTCTACGCTGAATATATTCGCTAAAAATAACATTTTAGATGCCTGCTACTCGTTTGTCTGATGTCCCTTCAATTTTCATCACAAAACCTTGTGAATTACTCATGATACGAGAAAGAATTCTCTCCCCATAAGCTTGACTCATTTCTTTACCAGTTAAGTTCGTAGTAAAAATAGTTGCTTTATTCTGCCGAGCTTCTACAATGCGATTCAAGGTGTCGTTATTGAAGTTAGTACTTTTATTCCTATCATCAATTTGTTTAACTCCCAACTCGGCTCCTAAATCGTCCAGAACTACTAAATCTGCGCTTTTGATTTCTGCCATCAAACTACCTGTTATCTCTTTTCTGGCTTGCTCATCATTCATCGCAAATTTTAGTTGTTCTAAGAGTTCCGCATAGCTAATAAATAAGCAGCGTTTATCATAGTTTGATTTCTCCAACACTTCCCAAGCCGTTGACATAGCTAAATGACTTTTTCCAACACCACTTTTGCCTGAAAGAATCATATGAATTGGTTTATTCAAAAGAATTTCAGTTGTGGCTCGATTTGCAATTTCAAAAGCAAGCTTAGTTTCTGTGTCTACTGTTTTGTAAGTTTTAAAACGACAATTAATTAAATTTTTGTCGGTGTAAAGCGAACTATATTTCAGATAATTAATCGCTCTGGCTTTCAAACTATCGTTAAACATTTTCTCTGTTTCAAGGTCTTCTGCTTTTTTGCGTGCTTTATAGCCACATTCCATGCAAGTTGGCGGACACCTATCGGACCCATCTTTGTTTTTTGCACGCCAAGCATAAAGATTTCCTCCGCACTCTGGACATGGATCAGGCGTGATATAAAGCAACGTTTTAATCATTTTTGAAAATCCATCTGATGCTGACTGCATTCTTTCACTTCCTAAAATCCAAGATCATCGTAATCAGAATGACCTGTGTTTGATTTCTGTTTTTTGGTTGTTTTCTTTTGCTTCCTTGCCGCTTCTCGTTCCTCAACAGATTTGAACCCTCTTTGTTCCCAATCTTTCAATATGGCATTGATATAGTTATAGTTTCTTGCGTTTGCATCAATAGCAATTTCAATAGCTTTAACAATTAATTGTTCAGCTTCTTTTTGACTAGCTCCGATTTTTTCAAAATCAGAAATCCAATAATCAAAATCGGTCATGGTTTTAGACGACATCAATCCAAATCCGTTATTTTCCCAAATTGAACGAATGAACGCCCCTTTATTGTTATTATTATTATTTCTTAGGTTCTTAGGTTCTTTAGGTTCTTGTTTATGTTCAGTTCGTTGTTCAGTTTGATGTGCAGCTTGTTGTTCACTTCGTTGTTCAGTTCGTTGTTTTTTTATTTCAGAAAAGTTTTGATATTCTGCGTAGTTACTGACTTTGTACCATGTCCCGTTTTGTCTACTTCTGCTTAATTCAATCATGTCATCTTTAACAAGCAAATCTAAAAATTTTCTGACGGTGTTTCGGCTTACTTCCCACCTTTCAGAAAGTTTTTTTTCGGATGTAATTCTTTCTCCTACTTTCACCGTTTTTAACTCTCCATCAAAAAGAATCTTTCTGTCTTGGTGATTGGCCATGAATATTAAATCAAGCCACCATTTAAGGTATTGAGGATTTTCCCAAATCCAGTGATCTTGAATGGTCCTATAAAGTTTTATCCAACCTCCAATGGCCAACCTGCTCGCCTCCTTTTATAAATCGTCCATACTGGTAAAATTTGTAATTTTGTTGTGTCCTCTACAATATTCACAAGTTCCACAACTAACTGGTTCTTCTTCACCTTTTTTCACTCGCACAACATGCTCAATGTTTTCTTTTAATTCTTCTAATTCGAATATCATTTTTTCTTCGCTAAGAGTGATTAGTTTTGCTTCACTAGGCGTTTGTTTCGAAACGGCTGCAATGAGGGGAAGAAAATTTTTGTCATATTGTTGTCGAAGCAGTTCGCAATAAACTGCCATTTGTAACACGTAACCGAAGCGTTCAATGAAGTTTGCTTTTCTGTTTAAACGTTCATCCCATTTCTTCTCATGCATATCTTTGGTTGTTTTGATGTCTACAAAATACTTTTCTTCTAAATTTAAACAATCGATTTTCCCTTTCCACATTGCACCGCCAATTTCACCTGTGACGATCACTTCCTTTTCGCCTTGATAAATATTTAAAAAGGCTTCTTCTTGTTTTAATCTTTCAATCATCTGCTCCGCAATTTGGAAATCTTTCAGTAGACCAAACGGTTTTCTTGAAGAAAACATCTTGCTTTTGTTTTCTTCTTTAAATGCTTCATGAATTTCTGGTGATTCAAAGTAAGAATGAACATAATTACCAACTAGCAATGCTTTTGGATCACTCTCTGGTGTCCATTCGCCTTTTAACTTGGCAAGAGCAGCAGCTTCACATTCAAGAAATTTTTTATATTGAGAGACAGACATATAAGCTAGGTCCGCTTCTTGTGAATAATAATTTTCATCAGAAAGGATAATCGTCTTCTTCAATCGTTGAGACATCAGCTTCACTCTCTTTCTGATTGGTTTCATAACCAGCCATCACATCTAAAGTTTCCTGAACTGGTTCTTCTAAAATTTGGTCCGCCACTTTCGTTAATTCTTCTTTTTCAACTGGTTTAGCTTGTTCAATATCGGATTGCCCTGGTACGTCAGCTATACGTGTAATTTGTTCTTTATCTTTTTTTTGATTTATAGTTCTTTTATTGTTTGCAAATATTTTTTCTTCGAGTACCGCAGTTTGATCTTCTCGCTCTGGTGTCACATCTTTTCGTTCAAATTCATTTTCGAGCGTGTCTTTAGCGGCTTGCACAAATAAATCATTATCGTTGCTAGTATTGATTAAATATTTAGCAGCTCGATTGATGACAGTTCTTTTTGCCATTTCTTCTGGAAAATCGGTTTGAACATTTTTTGTTTTTGCTTTACTCCATGACTTATCAATTTGTTTCTTTGTCATGACCGTTGTTACTTCTTTACCATTTGCTAGCTTAATAACCACATAAGCAGCCTTGATGTCGTTGTCTAGGTTTTCGAAGGATGTTTCATGTTTAGCAACAACTAAGTCAGGGCCGTCCATAGCAATTTCAAATACATCGCCTTCTCTTACTACAACAGGGGTGATTTCTGCTCCTCCTGTTACTCGATCTAATACAGCCATGGTTCCAAAATATGAGCGCATAAGCTGAACTTTATTTCCATATTTAATGAAATAACATTGTTTTTTTGCTGGCGATAATCCTTGGATGACCATATCAAGCAAGGCGTTAGAAATAGATGTTTTAGTTTCTGGATTGTTAGCTGCCAACTGAAGAAGGTTCCCTCCTGAATTGTTGGTTAGTTCAAAGAAAGCACTTTTCAATGCATTCTGTGGACTATAACCTGGTGGCATTTCTAATCCCTGCTCTTGCAATCTATTCAAATTTCCGATGACTTGTTCATCTAAAGATCGTTGTGTTATTTGTGTTAAATCGTTACCCATTGCCATTCTCCTCTTCTTCGTCATATTCCCATGTTGGCTCTAATGCTTCTTTTTCTTCTGGCGGCTCTTGTCTAGCCCCTAATGAATCAAATTCATTCGTGACAATCTACCTCCAATTTACTAATCGATTTTCTTAGTTCGTCTTTCATCTCTGTTATCCTGTCATTTACAGCATTTTCAACTAGTTCCTTGATATCTGCTTGAATTCCAACTATCCCTAAATCTTCTTCTAGCCGAACTTTGTGCCAACGACTATGTCCTTCTTCTCTGAAAAATCCAGACCCCATAAAGTGTGTAGGGATACCAATTTCTATATCTGACATCACTTCTTTTTTATTATTTAAAGCAGGGTTCTTTAAACTCACTAAATATTCTTCCGCTTCTTTGATCTGGCCAATCAAATTTTCTAAATACAGAAGCTTTTTATTTGCAACATCAATTACTCCCATGTTTACCACTCCCAAAATATTTTGGTTTTGTTTTCTTCAAGTTCAACGTGATCAAATCCTTCTGTTTCTAATTGAGATAAAAACGTTGATGTAAGACCTTTACTATTCACCACGCAACTTGTATTACCATTTGATGCTGCAGTTCGAATTGATTGAACCATTCTATTTTGAGCATTCGCTAACATTAATTCGTAAACATCATCACTTAAACCTCTTACTTCAATCATTGCAGTTCACCTCGTAAAAATGCAGTTAGTAGTTCATCCATAGATTTTTCATTTGCAGCATCTTCGGCTTTTTCTGCTACACATTCTGGACAATCACAAGATTCGCTTATACTTAATTGCTCTTTTAGATCACCTACAAGTTTTTGCAAGAGTATAGCTAAACCGATAACTGAACCACAAAACGCAGTACTTCCTTGGCCTGTTTCAAAATTTGTAGCACATAAAAGAAGTTCAACATTCTGTGCCTTACATTCTTTTTCAAGTTCAATAATCATTCTTTCAATTTTTCTATTCATGTGGTACACTCTCCTTGAATTTGATATTTGTAACTGACCTACTTTGATGGCCGTCGAAGTGGGTCTTTATTTTTGTTTTTTTTCTTCTCGATCTTCCAACGCTAAATCGTAGTAGAGCAACCAAATGATAAAAGCTGCTATATATATGTTTTGGATTAATGGGCCAATATTGCCACCTACCAATAGACCTAGTCCGAATACAACCAACAGTGCCGCCATACGTCTTAAGTGATATATTTTTTTCATATTTATTTCCTCCCTTGATTTCGCTTGCCCAAGATTTATCTTTTTTGTGATAGAAGCCATCTCCGACACCCTTCTTTGTCGTAGAACTTCCCTTGTTTACTTACTGATCCATGTGGAAGACCTAGCTTCTCCCATTCCCTTATTGTTGTTGTGGAAACATTGAAATATTTTGCAATCTCTGTTTGATTTAAAACTCGCTTATCAACTGCGGTATCTCTTCGTGCTTTTTCTATTTCATCAACAATAATTCCGTGTACAAAATCTCTTAGAGAAGCTTCATTTTCTGGAGTTAAAATCACTTCCATTGCTATCACCTCCTATACTGATTGTTTTACAATTCACCTCTTGGTAAAATGAATTTGAAAGCGAGGTGAAATATTATGAAATTCGAATTAAATGGATTTGACGAATTACAACATGAGCTAAATCAATTTGCTAAAAATGGCGAGTCTTTAGATGACGAACATTCTGTACCATTCGATAAACTATTCACTAAAAAATTTATGATTGAAAATACTAAATTCTCTAATATTGATGAGTTTATTGAAAAATCCGGATTTGATTTCTCTGATATGGAATCAATAGATGACAATAAATTAGATAATTTCATTAGCTCAAACACAAACTTCGATTCGTGGGAAGATATGAAGTCTGCTGCTGGATCAGAATGGGTAGCTAAGAAATTAGGATTTTAGTTTTATTTATCTCATCTAAAGTTTTTTGAAGTTGGTCAGCTTGCGCCTTTGCTTGTTTGATCAACTTCTTTAAGTTTTGTAAGTCAACTTTGATAATCGCTTCTTCCACTTTTACCTACACCTCCTATCTAATATCTAATATTTTTTTGATATTCCGAACTTGCTCTTCTGAACGTCTACGACCATGAAGAATATCAGATAAGTACGGACTTGAAATCCCTAATTGTTTCGCTAACCAAGATTGAGTTTTCTTTGCACGAATTAGCGCTGCCCTTACTTCAATAGCTAAATCTTGTGACATTTAATTACCTCACTTTCTTTTTTTGATATAATTTCCTTATCAGCAAGTGGTCTGCTGAAATAACTGATAAGGTGGTGAATGATATGAAACTGTCTCATGATTGTATTCGTGATATTTTATTATTTAGCGAAAGCCTTCCGTACAATGAACCGGCTTTTGGTGATAAAATATTTAAATCAGATCTACTAAAAAAATATAGTTCAGAGGAAATTAATTATGCCGTCTCCAAATTAGGTGATGACGATGCACAACTTATAAAAGGATATGTTAAGTTTGCATCTAACAAACCTTATATGACATGTATCTCTTCCCTTACATTCGATGGTCATAAATATTTGGACAATATTCGAGATCCGAAAATTTGGAAGGAATCAAAAAAAATATCATCCAAACTAGCAAGTGTCTCAATTGACATAATGAGTGAAATCGCAGCTAAAGTTATTACAAAAACACTGGGCCTTGACTAACGTATTTCCCAGTCACTCGCCATTAAATCATTTGCTGTAGGGTTCCACCGTTTGCCAACAGAATTACTATTTTCTTGTAGTAATAGACAACAATCATAGGTATTTGTAGGAAGTATATTTACATGAGCTGAACAGTCATTTTCAGACTCCCTGTAAATATATTTTCCTTTTTTCATTGCTTTTGAAACAGCTTCGTCAATTTTCATTTCTTCCATTCCTTTCTTTTTAATTTGTAAGCTAAAAAATTAGCTAATTTAATAAAATTCGTTGACACTTTCTAACACATATTGTAAAATGAACCCATAGCTAAATAAGACTTTAAAAGCCTTCTAAAACAATACTTTTACCGTTCCCCAACGATTTTCAAGTTTTGTTTATAGGTTTTATTTGAGAACTTATTAGCTAATAAATTAGCTTACGTGATTATATTACTAACAAATATTGTAAATGTCAAACATTTTTACTAACTTTTTTTGTAAATAACGCGTAACTAGAAGGAGAATGTTTTCATATGAACCTTTTGGAACGTATAAAAAAACTAGCAAAAGATAGAGATGTGTCTATTTATCAGCTTGAAGAAGAAATAAATATTGGACGAAATACTATTTATCAATGGAATAAGCGAACACCTTCTTCGGATAAACTTGAAGCTGTAGCCAATTATTTTAATGTTTCTGTTGATTATTTATTAGGTCGTACTGAAAATCCAAACCAAGCTGGTGCTAAACCATCTGACGATTTAGATGATGTACTGGATAACGTCATGAGTTTTGACGGTGAACCGCTTGATGATCATGACAGAGAAGTTATCCGTGCATATTTAAAGGGTAGATTCGGGAAATAAGTCAAAGGTTGTGCTTATATGAAAAGTATCAAAGAGTTGGTAGAAGAATATAATGTGGAGTTAGTTTTTACTACTTTGAACAAACGCGCATGTTTCGACCCTACCTACGGTATCATATTTGTAAATCAAAATTTAACACCATCAGAACAAGAAGAAGCAATATATCACGAATTAAAGCATGTAAAAGAACATGTGGATATAATGGCATTGTATAAAATTCCTGTTTTTCGTTCTAAGATGGAAGCTGAAGCAGAACAATATATGTTTAGAAGATTAATCGAAAAATATGAAGGACAATACAATTACTCAAATGTTATAGCTCATTACAACTTAAAAATGGGACAAGAAGTTTATTTGAAATAAAAAAGTCCGTGCTGGGAACACGGACTTAAACCTCATTTAGAGAGTGAGAGAACTTCATTGAAAATAAATCAAAAATTCTATAATTACTCTATTGTTGTTTTAGCATTAATCTCAATCGCGTTAGTTATTCTTGATTTTTCAAATGTTATTAATATTAGTAATCCACCATTTAACGTTATTGATAGTATTATCTTAATCACATTTACAATTGATTACATTGTTAGATTTTTTATTTCAAAAAATAAAATCAAATTTTTTAAAGAAAATATTTTTGATCTGATCGCGATAATTCCTTTTGATGCTATTTTTTCTTTAGAATCGCTAGGTTGTTTCGAATAG